GTTTTGGGTAAAGACCCATCAGCAGTCTTTTTAATATCCGTTATATTTCCGGACAAAATCCCAATTTGGTTTGTATTTTCTGTCGCCTTAACTAGTGCGGTTTCTGCTTTCGCACCTGCTTCAATGATCCCCTCAAAATCCTCTTCTTCAAAGTCTTCGAACTTTTCCCCTACTTTAAGTATTTTATCGAATACTTGAAACTCATTTGTAGATTCAATTGATTCGTTCGATGCAATTGAAGAACGTACTTTGAAACTAAAACCATAAGTGCTTGCACGTTTTTTCGTTCCGTCCTCTACTCGTTCAATAGAAATTTCACCATGAACTTCTCCAGCTCTTACAAGGGTTTGTGTCGTTAATAAAACTTTGATTTTTCCTTTCGCTTTATCTAAAATATCAATTTCTTTATCTTGAAACACGACTGTTTTATCTGGTTTTTTAAAATAGACAATGATTTTATCTGTATCATTTAAAGGTAATGCTTTTTCATCTTCAGTAATATTAATGATAAGTTCTGAAATGTTTAAATTGTTTTGGGAAAATTCCATACTAGAATGACTAATAGATTTCAGTGTATCTACAGTAATTTCATACGATTGTGGCTTCATTGTTTGCACTCCTTATAATTTTAATAAAAATAAAAAAGCCTGCTTATGCACGCTTACTTTGTTTCTTAAACCATGAAATTAGCAACAATATGTACGGTAACATTAGTACCGCTAGGAAGATTATTAACAAATATATTACCACTTGCTTGCACGGTGACTTCACATGAAGCCGTTACATCTCCAATAGCAATACCCGTAAAGGCTTCATCTTGTGGTGGACGACACCCAACAGGAAGAGTAGCGAATGGAGTAATGTTTTTAGGGCCACGTATAGATCCAATTACATTAACAAGTTCACCATTTCTTTTATATTTCGGGATTCTATCAGCTACATTTGTAACACCTGTTGTATTTAAAGTTGTCCAATCGATATCACCACCTTGTTTAACCGTTCCTTCTACCGTTAACTTTTTCGTTTTTACTTGCACTTCATTCATAGTAGAACCGTTGTATCCAGTTAAAAACAAATTTCTAGCTTGATTGTCTAGTGTTCCGCTCTGGATATAGTTCATATCATTAGTCGTTAAGAATCTCATTCGGCCTAATGCATTTGCGATTAGTAAAGGAGCATCATTACCAGTATGTTCTATACTAAGAGGACCAGACATGCTATCTCCTATTTTCCGAACAAGTTGATTTGCGTTAATAGATGCTACTAAATCAGCAATTTTTTTATTTGTATCATCAATTATTTTCAGATATCCAGCCACACTCTCAAGTGCTTTATCAAAATCAGAAATATAGTTTTCAATCTGAATGTTCCCTTCTCTTGCATCTCTTTTTAAGGAAATCCGAATATCTGGCGTGCTCATTCGTTCTGTATTGTTTTTCTCCAAAACAAAATATGCTGTCCAATCGCCCGATATGGAAACAGATTCATCAGATAATACATATTCAAATACCCCGTTGTTTGCATCGATTACTTTAGCATCTTTTCTAATTAGTTCACCAGTATATCGTGTAGCCTCGTATTTAATTGTGTATCCTGTTAAGACAACAATTTTACCGTTTTCTTTTAAATTTACAGTAAGTTTCAAACCATTCTTATCGTTCTGGCGAGATCGAATTGTTTTTGTAAACACTGGATTAGCCAAATCTATATCAATTATTTCATTCCTCATTAATTCATCTCCCTTCTACAGTTTACTTTTAACGTGTCTATTCGGTCTTCTGGTGCGTTTCGTTCTACCTCTATGCTTTACATTACCTTTTAGTTTTAAAGGCTCTAATTCTTCGAGTCTAGCATCTGTTTTTGTTACATATTCCTGGAAAGCCTTAGTAACTTGTGAAAGCATCCCATATAAACCGACACCTGTTTCTTCAGATTCGGTCGGAATGACAATACCATAATGGGTAGGAATGGCATTTGTCGTTAAAATGGGTTCTCCTTCTTTTCGATCCATCCGCATTTCATATAGTTTTGGCATATCTAATTTGAGGTTATATTGTTTTATATCCCAATCCATTACTTTTTCTAACACATCAAATTTAATATCACGTATGTTCGTTTTGTATTTAGCTTGCGAAGATACTTTAAAATCCCCTGCAATAATACCTGCGTAAAATGAACCTGTACCAGATTTAACTTGAAGATATCCATTCTCATAATCTGAATTGCGTAACGTACAATATTGCATGATAAGATCCGTGTCTCCACCAGAAGAGGCATCTATAGACATAAGTCTTTTACCATTTTTGTGATAGTAAAATCTTTGTCCAGTAGTGAAATGCATATTTCCAGTTGTGGCTTCAGCGATGAAATCGTTTTTTGCCTTTGCTGTAAAGTTTGTGCCAGCTTGAAGATTCATATATGACAATTGAGATTCAAGTTGTAAATATTCCTCTGCTTTTAAGCTCAAATCTCCATTTTGACCAAATTTAATAACGGAAGGGAAATACAAATCGGTACTACTGCCACCTACATAACCTCGTGTGATTCCTATCCCTGCCCCTTTAGGGTAAATATTTGAATACTGATAAAGTGCAAGTGCTCCTTGTGAAGCTGTAATGTCATTGTCTCCACCTAAAAGTAAAGTGGGTTGTAATTCATTCCTCGAATTTTTGTAATATCCTAAAAACATGCGGGTAATATCATTTTCCATAATTCGCATGAATTGTTTGGATATACTTACATAGTTTTTAGAATCATCCGATCTTAAAGTAGTACCACTAATTTCTCCACCCTTAATTAAATTACCAGTAAGTATTCCAGCTGTTATAAAATCAGCGACAATTCTTCCGTCACTTGTAATGGCTGTTCCGTACGGTCCGTCTACTCCAGTAGAAGAATATCCCAATCCATTGACGTTCCACTGCCAAACTCTTAAAGAGGTCATTTCGGATTTTGTATCCATAATCAAAATACGATCTGGATAAACCCTAACGTGCCCACCAAATCCAGAGTTAATAAGATTCGTTGCATTTTCTTTCGCTGCATCTAATATGGAGCTTGGCATGTTTGATATTTCATTCTGTATTTGGTCTACTTTACCAGCCATATTTGCAAACGTTTCTTTGAAATTACCTAAAGTTATTTCTATATACTCTTTCTTTATTGGATCGTATTTATAAGAAATGACTTTCGCTTGAATATCAAGATTATCTTCTGCGTGCCGAACGGTTACAATATCTCCCATATAAACACGTTGTAATACTGCATAATTTTTATATTCTTCTGTTTGTGATAGTTCTTGGAATTCAACTTTATATGTTGCTTTTGGTTGATCTGCCTTTTGAATCGTAAACATATCCTTAGCAGCTTGACGTAATCGTTTGTAAGCTTCTTCTAGCGGAACAGCATCTTCATCCTTTTCATGTTCACCAATGGCAGCCTTTATATCTTTAAATTCCACCACTCTGATTTTGGGATGAGGATATTTATTAATATTTGGACTATCTACATATTTTTCTGGAAGAAACAGACCATCAAACCCCTGTGGCATAATTCTAGTGATTGGGCTTTTCCAATCAACATTTCCTTCATAACCAAGCAAATCTTTTTTATGTTGAATGACAACGCCTCTGTCCATACCACGGCTTTTTAACATTTTTACATCAAAGTTATCTCGCTTCAATTCACCGCCCCAGCGATTAATAAAAGCATTATCTTGTCCATTATCTAAAATGGCTTCAATTGGATTTTTCCGTACAATACGTGCACTTGCGATAGTAGGAATATCCGAATAAAAGGTAAAAGGATGTTTATATTGGCAACCTGTTGATAAACGGCTCATTGCTGCATTACCATTTGTATTTTGAATAAATATATCTTCAATTAAGTTCTCTGTTAAATCATAAAAAATGTGATAACATTGTACAGTTAATTCGCCCATGCTTGGTTTAGGAGTTACAACACGAAATAATTGATCACCATCTGGTGTAGGAGCTTTAATAATGCTCATACCATCAATTTCTATTCCATGTGGCGCAAATAATGGGTAACTAAATGTAAGTGCAAATAAACCATTGAGTTCTTCGACAACGGTTGCGCCATAAATATGCTTATCTAATATGCCAATTCCATTATGAGTAAAATCAGTCTCATCTGGTTTATATAGTGTAATGTGACTCATTTATATCTCCACCTTGGTTCAACTATGATTTTAGTAACTGATTCAGACCATGAAATTGTATTTATTCCAGGTTTAAAAAGCGGAAATTCTCCTATCATTTTAGAATTCATTGATGTTGTACCAACATATGCTTCTAGCAAATCAGAATCGATAGTGACGGAATAAGCTATACCTTTTATTTTGAACGATACATCATTAATCGTAATTGTTACATCACCGCCCCCGTAAATCACTAGTTTTGGAGCAGATTCTATTGTTCCAGGATTTAAAAGATTTTCTGGTTTTGTTAATACAATCGGTGCTGTATCAACGTATTCAAAAGGATCAAGTGTAAATTCTACTTCGAATTCCCCATATTCTTCAATTTCATTTGCAATATCACCAATTTCAACAGATTTAATTTTTCGATACACTTCGTCATCAGTGAAATATAGTATTTTACCATCCATGAACCATGCCTTGATACGTCGTATTAAAGGCTTTATATTTTCTTCTTCAAGTAAATTAAACTTAATTTTAAAAGGGACGTCCTCGAACGCCCCTTTCTTCGTTAGTGATCCATGTCTTCCTGACACTTCTATATGTTCAACCTTTTGTTTTGCTGTTGGAATAACGGGGCGATCTACCATACATATACGATAATCACTCGCTAATTCCGTATCAATTCCTATGTCTAGCAAATCAATTCCTCCCGATTCCAATATTTAAATTTCGTCCTTGCTGTGTAAACCAATCATCAGCTTTTTCAAACATACGGTCTATATCACGTTCATTTCTCACAGTGTTATAAAAGTTTACTTCTACTGGTTGTTGGTTAACCATTCCGCCACCTGCAGCTACTCCAGCCATATTAGGAACACCATTTAAAAGTGCTTCCCCTAGTGCACTAGGTACATCGTAAGCCACAATTTGAGCTAATTGAGAAGCTGCATTTTGTATCATGTCTGTTACATTTTTAGTTAGTAATCCCAACTGACCGCCAATTCCACCCATTCTTTCAGAAGAACTTAATGGTGTTACAGATACCTTATTCCCTTTTTTACTGAATAACTCAGGACCAGCTTCTCCAGCGATGAATTGCCCATCTCCTAAAACATGTCCACCCTTTGCGAGCATCGGTACATGTGGGATTTTAGGTGCATCAACACCAGGTATTTTATTTAATAGATCAGCAGGTGTATTAAAGCCATCAATGAATTTATTAATCATACGAATGATACCGTTAATCGCTGTTTTAGTACCGCTTTTAATACCATTCCAAGCACCTAGTACAGCGGATTTCATTCCCTCAAAGGCGTTACCAACGGAACTTGTAACCCAGCGAACAGGTGTCATAATCGCTTCTTTTAATCCATTCCATACAGATGATGCTGTAGATTTAATGCTTTCCCAAATACTTGAAAGTGTGGATTTAATACCATTCCATATATTACTGCTTGTGCTACTGATCATATTCCAAACAGAAGTAATCGCTTCTTTTATGTTGTTAAAAACAGATTTTGCTGTTGAAACAATGGAATTCCACAGACCAATTAAAAAGTTTTTAACTGCATTCCAAATTGCAGATGTTGTAGAACTGATGGTATTCCATGTATTAATAATCCAATTCTTAATCGCTTCAAATATTGTTGTAGCAATTGAAACAATAGTATTCCAGCAAGTTTGTAAGAAGTTCTTAACCATATTCCAAACCATGGAAGTAGTGGAACTAATGGTATTCCATGTATTAATAATCCAATTCTTAATCGCTTCAAATATTGTTGTAGCAATTGAAACAATAGTATTCCAACAGGTTTGTAAGAAAGCAGTAACCGCATTCCAAACCATGGAAGTAGTAGAACTGATAGTATCCCAAACACTAATAATCCAATTTTTAATCGTCTCAAAAACTGTAGTAGCAATTGAAACAATAGTATTCCAGCAGGTTTGTAAGAAATTAACAATCATATTCCAAACCATAGAAGTAGTAGAACTGATAGTATCCCAAACGCTAATAATCCAATTTTTAATCGCTTCAAAGATCGGTGTAGCGAAATATAAAATAGCTGTCCAAATCGCTTGCAAGTATTGTGTAATGAAATTCCATACAGTTTGAATAACTGTAGAAATACCATTCCAAATCATTGAAAAGAAATCAGCTATTCCTTGTAAAATAGGCGTTAAAAATGCAACTATTCCATTCCAAACACCTTGGAAGAACTCTGAAATAGCAGTCCAGGTCTCAGAAAAGAAAGTTGCTATGTTTTGTAAAACCTCTGTTAAATACTCAACTATACCATTCCAAACCTCCTGGAAGAATACCGAAATAGATGTCCAGGTTTCAGAAAAGAAAGTTGCTATGCTTTGTAAAACTCCCGTTAAATATTCAACTATGCCGTTCCAAATTTCCATACAAAAATTGAAAATAGATGTCCAAATCTCTATATATCCAGTTAAAATTCTAGTTCCCCACGTCAGAACAAAATCAATAATTCCATCCCAAGTTGTAGTTAAGAATTCAACAATACTTGTCCAAACCTCTTCTGCTCCTTGGCTTATACTATCCCATGAATCAGAGAAATATTGAACAATCCCATCCCATAAGGTAGAAAAGAAGTCAGAAATCCCTTGCCATACTGATGATGCTACTTCTGCAATGTAATTCCATGTATTAACAAGAAATGCTTTAATCTCATCCCAAAATACATAAATGGCTATAATCGCAGCAGCGGCAGCGGCTATAACAGCGATTACGATACCAACCGTTGTACCGAATGCAACAGCTATTGCAGCTAGTATTGGCTGAATTACACCCCAAACTGCCATGATTGCCGTCCCAATCGCAGAAATAGCGGTTATAATTTTACCTACTACCATAACTATTGGACCTATGATAAGTAAAATAGGTCCGAGAGCGGCTATAATTCCACCAATGATAACGACTATTTTCTTTGCTGTTGGTGATAGATTATTAAATGCTTCTGACATTGTTTTAATCGCACTAGAAATTGATGGCATCGCTTCTTTTGCTAGTTCTAATAGAATTTTACCTAGTGGTTCCAAAGCTAAAGCAGCTTCACGTGTAAGACTCTTAAATTGTTGTCCAAATGATTCTTCTTGGATTTTTTTCAGTTCTTCCATGCGACCTGTTGTGTCACCAAGACCACCATTTACATCATTTAATCCTAGTACAACATCGGCGCCCATGTCTTCGAATTTAGTTCCCATCAGAGCTACACCGATTTGATTGGCTTTTACTTTGTCATCCATGTTTTTTAAGTCACCCGTAACAGCTTTAAAAACGTCTGCAGCAGTTGCTTTACCTTCATTAAATGACTGCCAAACACCTTGGGTTTCTTTTGATAAATCGCCAAATCCTTCTGCAACACCCTTACTTCCGTCTTGAACACGAATACCGAACTCTTTTACTAAATCATTGATGTAATCAAGATTATATGATCCTGTTGCGGTTCCATTAGCAAGTATGTTAAACATTTCATCAGCAGTAAAACCAGCTTGTTTAAATAACGGTGCGTATTCTGAAAGATTATCGAAAAGCTCATCTGAATAATTCAAACCACTTTGAGCACCTGCAGCAAGTAAATCGAATGTTTCTTGGGTCGATAGACCAAATTGAGACATTAATTGCCCTGCGCCACGTGTAGCCTCATTTAGATCAACATCATATGTTTGAGCGAGTGTTAATACATTTTCAGTTGCAGCTTGTAATTCTTCATGCGGTACGTCACGCATATTTTGAAAGACTTTAATTAATGCCGTGTCAACTTCACCAATGTTTTCCCCAAATCCATTTTTCCAAGTGCTTTCCGCTATCTTTTCAAGATTTTCAGCACCTTGGGCTGTCAATCCTAAAGAAGCTTGGATTTTTCTTTGAGAAGCATCCATATCAGAAGCTACTTTCAATGCACCTGCACCAAGACCAAGAACTGCAGGGGTAACAGTTGTAGTCATGGATTCCCCTGCGCTCTTCATTTTTTCACCAGCAGCACTCATTTTTTCAGAAACCTTACTAGCTACATTTGCTTGTTCGGATAAAACCGAATTAGCTTGTTGAACCTCATTTTCTAATTGTTGTTCGGCTGATCTTAATTGTAGTAGTTTTGTTTCGAGTTTATTTACTTCAGCAGAATTTTCACCATACCGTGATTTTGCTGCTGCTAATTGTTGTGCACAGTTTTGTGTTTGTTGAGAAGCATTTTGTTGTGCTTGTCCTAAGTAATGAAGTTTTGCACTTAACTTTTCTGACTCTGTAGCATTATGACCAAGAGCAGCATTTTGAAAATCATATTCAGCCCGTAACTTCGCTGATTGATTTATTAGTTCTGTTTCTGCTGCACCTAATTTTTTTAAATCCTGTGCAGCACTACTATTTTCTTGACCTAACCTTTGAAGAGCACCTTCTGTTTCTTTAATTTGATTTGAAAATCTTTGTTCTGCTATTTGTGCATTACCTAATTGACGGGATAATTTTTCAACTTCAACAGAATTTTCACCATATATTGCTTTAGCTCTACTTAATTGTTGTTCTGTTGCAGCAACTTTTTGTGCAGCAAGTTGTTGTTGCTGTTGTAAGTGTCCTAATTTAGCGGCTAATTGCTCTGTTGCTGTACCGCTTAATTTTAATTGTTCTTGTTGTAAAGTGAATTCTTGACGTAGCTTAGAGCTTTCATTTTTCATGTCACCCATCGCTTTATTGAATTCTTGATTAAAAACTTTAAATGTTATTTTCGACTCTGGTATGTTTGCCATATTCTCACCTGCCTTATCTTAGCGTGGATTAGCTTTCCAACCGTCAAAGGCAAGCTTCCCTTCAGCTATTCGCTCCACCGATGCGATGGGAAAATGCCAAAATGTTTCTGGATCAATCCCATAAATTAAAACGTAGAGAACATATTTGTCCTCTACGCATTCAATGTTTATTTTCGGTGGTTTTATTTCTTTTTTTCATTAGTTTTTGTACTATTTCCTAATCCTTTTGCAAATTTATTTTGTTGCCCAGTTATGCTAGAAGAAGCTAATTTTACATATAGTTTCATTGTTTCTTCAAAAGAGTAATGATATCGCTCTAAAAATTCGTCGAAATTATATTGGAATTTTTTATTCGCTCCTAGGCATCCTAAATAAATAACCTTTTGTATTGCGGTTTCATCAATATCTTGTAAGGCACTAAAATCTATATTGTCTAATTGATTAGGATTTGCATTAGCTAAACCTTGTAATTTAAATACACCTTGCAATAATGATTCATCAGTTAGCCCTAAATCTTTCCCTTGTTTCATTGCATAATTCGTAATAAAACAAGGGACTTTTTGATGATTTTTTTCGATTGGCTTGAATTGTCCTTCTACATTTACAACTTCTACTTCTTTTAATTTTACGATTTCGACTCTCATAGGTTACTTGTCCCCTTTTGTTTTAATAGAGTTGCTGTTTTACAGTTTCACAAGATCAGGTGTGAATTGTGTATGCCATTTCTCTTTGACCTGTACATCGTCCACTTCATCCGCTAGTGCTTCGTAATAAAATTCTCCATTACTATCTTTAAGTGCTGTAAACTCTAATTCTGTTTCGGCTACTTCATCCGCACCGTTTTCCACTTTAAATTTAAATCCTGTTGTAGATGCACAATTAGAGAAGGCAACGAATTTTTTTAAATCCTCAAATTCATCAACTACGTCAGCGGTTAAAACAAATGACTCTCCTTTTGATGTTGTACCGTATGACCATACACCCGCTTTTAACCCATCTGTTTTAATTCCGAAAAGCTTTCTAAGTACATCTACACGTAAATGACCGGAAAGAGTCATATTCATTTTAGAAGGCTTAGATTTCTTTTTAACCTCTATCCCTTCACATTTCTTTACCATCTCAAGCATTTCTGTTTCACCTTCGATTGTTCCAACACAACCAAATTTTGTACCTGGTTGCTGAATTCCACCTTCAATAAATTGAATACCTACGTTTGTAAATGACATAGAATCGAATTCTTCAATAATTGTTTTTGCCATTATAATTAACCTCCCAGTGTTTGATTGATAACTTTATCTAATTCTGTATTTAAGCGTTCTGATATCTTTGGAGTAGCGGTTTGTAAGCCACGTTCTAATATCTTTTTCGGTGCGTTTTTCTTTGAATTTCCTATCCCTAAATCTGGATACTTTAAGTAATTAAATCTAGGTGTTGGACGAATTGTAAAACCAAGATTCAATTTGCTATTCGTTAAAGCTTTTTGATCTTTGGCATGTCGTTTATTTCTCACGCGCCCTTTCCATGTAGAAACAGGGATTTTAGGCTGAATGGATTCGACTGCAAGGTTCACACCATCGCTATGCAAAACTTTATTAAGTGCTTGCTCTGACTTCCCTGGTATTTGTTTGAGCTTGTTTTCTAAGGCTTCAATATCGCCAAACTCTACACTCCATGAATTAGCAGCCATATTTTACAAGTCTAGTTACATTAATTTCAATTTCATCAATGTATTCATCCATTTCACCTTTTTGAATAGATGTTTTATTAGAGTGTTGAAAAGAATGTCCTGTAGCCTCAAGTGTTGCAATAATATCTAGCATTCTTTCATCTAAATCATCACGATTTTCAGAGTAATAACGAATTAAAACGTTTTGACGAAGCGTTAATTTGCTTTCTGTTTTTTCAAAGCCACCTGTCTCAAATATGAAGTAATGATAGTCTTCTTCTTCATCTTCACTTACTTGATCCTGGTAAACTTCTACACCGAATGCTTCATTTAATTTTTTAATTAACAAGCTATTCATTTTCTGGAGTCGCTTTTTTGATTGTTCGTTACTCAACAATATGTCCACCTACTTCCTGTAAATAGAAATATAAATATCGCTTGTCCGAATCGACTTTGATGACATCGTATTCTAATTTATCTATAACTGCTTTTAATTTATTTTTATTAATAGAACGAAAAGAAGGAGGGAACAAAGTTTTCACTTTTTTATCTAACTTTGCATTTAATAATCCGCAAGATTGATAGTCACTATCTCGTGCCGACAATTCTCTAAAAGCTAGTTTTCCTTCTTCAGAAAAAACACCTTTGATCCGCTTTGCATTTTCACTACGCTTTGTTTCTGTACGTCCGTACCTTAAAAAACCATCATTAAACGTTTCATTGTATGACTTCATCTTTTGCCCTCTCTTTTAAGGCAGCATCTATAATTAAACGCTGTAATTCCCCTCGGAAATTCTTTTCAAAATCCTCCAGAGCGTTGTTGTACTCATACCTGCACCGTTCAATCAGTAATTGCTTAACCTGGTCTTCTTCTTCAAAAGAAAAAGACGTACCACAAAGATTTTGTAAATACGTCTTTCCACGTTCAATTGTTTTTATCAGTTGTGCATCTTCATCATTCCAAGTGATCCGTAAACGACTTTTTACATCTTCAAGTAATGTTTCATTTAACGCTTGTTCCATTTTAATCACCACTTGTTACTGATTCTTCTATAATTTTTCGAATATCCTCTTTCAATGTTGCAGAGGAAATATCTATATTATGTTGATTTGCATAAGCAATTAATTCTGGTTTTAACATGCTATTAAAATCAATCGCCTCCACTCTTAATGTGGAGGGTTGCTTAGGGTGTAGGTGTTTCACTACCGCCAGCTTTTAAAGCACTAATATCAAACACTAAGAATGAATCGTTATCTTTCGGACGACCATTTGCGTATTGTTTAGATAGATATACAGTTTCATCCTCTAGGAAACGATACTCTTTTGAGCTTTCCATCTTTTGAGTTGAACCAACTCCCATAAAGTAATCACTTGCGATGCCTGCAACCATTTTTCCTTTTGGAACAGCTAATGATTGAATAACTGTCGCCGGAATTGGAAGCACCCCGGATACATATGCACCATTTTGTGTTAAAAACGTAGTAGCTGGGAAGATTTTTTCCCAATAGTCCAGTGGATTTACAATCATAAGGGCGTTACTAACTGCACGACGTCCACCATTAGTAAGTGGTGCCATTACTTCTTTACCTAATGATTTTGGTGTTAGATCAGTAAGCGGAATAGCCGTTTTATCACTATATACTCCAGCAGTTACTGCTGCTTTTAAATCCTTCATCATTCCAATCGGCTGATCTTTCCCGGTACCTTTAACAATGGCTTCTTCTAATGCAATTGCCATCGATTCAGCTAAAATTTCACGGACATAACGATCTAACCAGATTGGGCCCAAATCTAACATAGCGTTACAAATTGGAACATAAGCACTTAATTTATATAAATTTGTTGCAATAACTTCAAATCCATCATCTAATAATTCTTTAATTTCTTCACAAAGTTTTCCCCACCAAGCTGATTGTACATAGCCTTTTTTCACTACCCATTGCGTTACACCAGTAGTATTTACAAATTGAATATGATTCAATAATGCATGGTTTACACGTAAATATTCGAATACACGCTCAAATACAGTTGCTGGTACTAATGTTTCTGTACCTGCAAATCCTTTATTTGCGATGACTTCGTTATAATATGATTGCTCTTCCTTTGTTAAAACTTGAAGACCGCGACTTGTCATTACTTGTTGATCTGATAAATCTTCATTTACAGCTTGTCGTGCTTCATTGATAATATTTTGTTGAATAGAGTTTGCAAATTCGACCATAGCAGCCGCTGTTTGTTCCTCATCGCCACTATTCATTGCCTTTAATAACTTCTCTTGCATTTCAATTTGTTTTTGAGCTTCACGATCTAAATTTTTAATTGTCATTTTCAAATTCCTCCTGTTTTATACAAAATAAAAAACACTATCATTTTGTAGTGTTTAACGCTGTTAATAATGTGAATAACGCATTTTTGTTATTATGAGTGGTTTTTTTTGGCTCATCTTGTACTTGGACTGATGATTTGTATTTGTTTAATATCTTTGCTTTTGCAGGTTCTAGTTCTTCATCATCATCTTCGTCATCCTCTGGAATTACTATTTCATCTGAAATTTCATCACAGAAACCAAACGTTTGACACTCTTCAGCAGTTAACCATGTTTCTTCTGCCAAAAGTGTTTCTAGTTCACTTTTTTCTCCTACAAAACGGGATGTATAGCTTTCCGTTACTGCAGTATCAATTTTATCAAGACGATCTGCAACCTTACGTAACCCTTCTGCATTACCAGCCGCATATGTCCATGCTTTATGAACCATCATCATTGTATTTTTAGGCATAACGATTTTATCTGCTGCCATCGCAATAACTGATGCTCCACTTGCCGCCAAACCATCAATGTGTATAACAATATTGGCAGAATGGTTTTTTAATAGATTAGAGATAGCGATAGATTCAAATACATCACCACCACCACTATTAATGTGGACGTTAATTGTTTTTGCTGTAATGTTTTTCAATTGCTCTCGTACTTTACTACTTGAAATACCATCATACCAAGAATATGCTGAAATGCTTCCATACATATAAAGGTCTGCTTCTTCAGTGTTTGCACTATTAAGTACTTCAAATCTATTTTTAATTTTTGGTATTTCCACTACCGTCATTATTCTCACCTCCCTTTAATGATTCAGCATTTTCAACTGATTCGTAGTTCTTAGTAACATAACGCATATCCGCCCATTCCTCATCTATAGGTTCACGTCCTAACATTCGTAAAATGTCATTAATTGAATTTACACCAATTCGGAAGAACACATCACAAGCACTTGCTAGTTCTGTAATGTCAACATACTTAATTCGACTTGTATCAACTTTTAAATACGTTCGCCCTAAGTACTCTTCTTTTGTATAAAACTTCCGATTTATTTCATCTGTAATTAATTCTATAAGTGGATTGATACAAAACATCAGAAAATTATCGGTTTGTTTGGATACGTCCACCACATCACCCTTTAACATTCCTTTTGGTACATGAAAAGCCATAGAAACAAAATCAATTATGTCATCCACCAGTGATTTAATATCTCGACTGTCTAACTTATTTCCTTTTGAAGTATTACTGAAATTATCTAATTCGTATCCATCTTGTAATTGGAATACAGCCCCAGCATTATCCGCTTCAAAAAATGTTTTGAACTGCTCATTAAACATTGCATCGATTTGTTCTTGCATCTCATCAGTTTGTGCTCTTAAAAATTCACCTTTTACTACAACTCGCATTGCATTGGAACGCTTATAAATATTCGTTGCAGAAGTAATTAATTTCCCCCAGCTTCCATATAAACCATCTATTACATTCATGATATTTTCATCATTTAATTTAAAATAAAAAACTTCACTCTCTTTAAATACCTTCTGGGTAAAAGTGAAGTCATTTATTGTAACGTTTGTATACCAATTTTCTCTTAATGCAAATTCTTCTTTATTGAAGCTATCAGCTACATAAAGTTGATCGTTATGCATAATCACTAAACATTCATTATCGTAAATTAAATGTGAAACTAGGCTATGCATAAATTGAGAAGCATTTTGATTTTGATTTGGTTGTACATTAAATAAATAATGGTTTTCATTTCGGACTTCTTTTCCTTTTTCAAAAGTTTGGAACTCACAACGAACAAGCGTGTTCGCAATTAAATCTACACAAGTATTTACAGCTAACTTTTTAAAATAGAAATCAATAGAAGACTCATATAAATAACTTTTTAGTGCTTCCCTGTTTCTCTTTCCAAACCAACCGCCTATCCAATCTATTAACCCCATTTCTTCACCTACCTTTCTAATAAGTTCTTACTTTGAACGTTCCCGGAGTAAGTTGTTTATGCTCACTTAATTCTGAATCAAAATTCAAGGCATGCAAAAAGGCGAAAAACCCATCTGTTTTCCGCTTTTCTTTATCAATCTTTTTATATTCAATATTGCCATTCATTTTTTCTTCTTTGTATACATTACCAATATACCAACGCATAAGAGGATCTTCTCCAAAAACAATTGCTTGTTTAATAAACATTTCCTCCACAAGCGGAGCCAGTTTACTATGGGTCGCTGGACCACGACGAACAATTTCTACTTCAAAACCTGCTGCTTCAAGCGACTCTTTTAAAATCGCTGAACGATATAAATCCATACTAACTTTTTTGATACGGTATTTCTTATTCATCATAATGAACCAATTTAGAACATGTTCAGCACTAATTGATTTGTCATAAACAACAGTAAGTAAGCCTTTTTCAATTGCAATTCGAATAATATCTGGATTAATATCTTGTAATTTAGGAGCTGTATGATGCATGAATGTATGTTGCATCCAATAACGTTTCCCATCTTTTTTAAATAAAATTCCTACTGAACAAAAGTCGCGTATTTGTGCAAAGTCAACAGCTCCTATACACTCTATTCCTTGGATATCCTCAGGGAATGGCTGCTCTGTAGCTAATCGCTCCTCATAGGTAGCAACTTCTTTCCTTGTATCTTCGACAGGTAGATTCATTCTTTTAGTCATGAACTCAATACGCAATGCACTATTACGTTTCATATCATGGTATTCTTTACGCATTTCATGTTGTAAATTTTCGTTGTATCTATATGAAGGGTTCGCCTTTTCCCACATAGACTCATCATGAACTTCATTTTCATCATCAAGCTTACATATGAAAGGAAATAGTGTGGAGTCTGGTAATTCTTTATTTAAAACCATTTGAGCTTCGTCTTTCATGTCATCCAATACTCCACCACGGACATTTCCATCTGTTGTAATATAAAAAATCCTCGGGTCCTTCTTTTTACCTAAACCAGATGTAAAAACTTTTATATTAGAATAATCCTCATATTCATGTAACTCATCAAATATAACAGTTCCACTTCGCTTGCCATCTTTTGTACGAGCATTTGACGTGTTAAATTCAAGTTTTGATTTAGTCTTTAAATGTTTGATTAATATTTTGGATTTATAAAAAACTTTTTTTAACTTCCTTACAAATTTAGGTGTCTCTAAAACATTTAAAATATCTTCGAATGATGTTTTCGCCTGATCTTCTGAAGTTGCCACAATGTCTATATCATAATTTTTAATCCCATGATGACCACTTAGCATATAAAAACAGTCATAACTGATATATCCGTTTTTACCTGCTCCGCGCCCAAGTAATAATAAGTACCTGTCAAACATAAGACGACCGTCTGCATAACGTACGCCATAAAAAAATGCATTACAAAACCTTTGCCAAGCGAAAAGTGAAAAAGGAAAATAGGGGGCTGGCTTATCCACTGATTTTTCAATAGCATCCGCATCAATTACCACATCTGGTTGATCTAACTTCCAACGAAGAAACTCCATAAGTTGTTTTTGCTCTTTGCAACTTTGTATTTCCTCGTTCTCAACCATACGCATATACTCATCAATGTATGGGTGATACTTATATGTAGTTGGAAATCTAGATGTCATCGTCATCATTACCTTCATCATATATTGGTTCTTTCAAACCAAGTACTTTCAATAATTCCGTCATGCGCTTGTTTGTCTCACGAAATTCTTTTGTAGCTGGATTCGCCTTAACTCCTTTTTGACTCTCACTGTTTTGCCATTCAATCATAGGCCCATTCTTTTTCATTTCTCTTGCTAGCTTATTTTTCACATCAAACAATGTCATGTAATCATCAACAAGATCAACGTAGTGCATGCCATGCAAACCGCTAACTTCCAATTGTTGTAATAAATCTTGCTTTATTTGTGCCTTTTTTGATAGTTTCCGCACAAGTACCCCCCCTCTTACTTTTAAATTCGCAAAAATGTTTTAACCGCTCTCCCCCTCCCGTTGAAAGCTCCCCCGAAAGAAAGTCGATTTTATTTTAAGGGGGGTACTTATTTAATTCGTATATATCTTTCAACAAAAGAAATAGTATAATTTATTTCTTCTTCTGAAATTGGCAAGAACATTTGAACTCTATCTACATCTAAAAGTTGTTTTACTTTCTCAATCGTTAAATTATTACATTTATTACGATTAATAATGTCTCTGATTTGTGTGTATCTATAATAAATAAAACGAGCACCAGCATTAAAGATGTCTCGCTCTACGCTTGTTCTATCTTCTGACTCTAGCATCGCAACTCTTTCAAGGTACTCAGTGTCGTACTCACGACCGTTATCATTTATAATCATGTTTTACCATCTCTCTTCATTAACAAACGCTGGTAGCTTGTCCTGTACCCTTAAACGGTCATGTACTTCGTTATGACATGTATTGCATAGAGACATAAGGTTATCAAATGTTAAAGCAAGCTCTGGATATTCTTTCACTTCCTTGACGTGATGAACACAATCAGCCTTACGATACTTCCCTTTATCTCTACACATACAACATTCAAAGTTATCTCTCTTTAATGCCTTGAGCCTTAGTTCACGCCATTCCCTAGACTTATAGAACTTCATAAGCTTGTTATCTCTTATTAACTGAATAAGCTCATGTGTTTCCATATCTCACACCTCACTCATTAACTTGCCTATTAAACTTGTTATTGCTTCTTTCTTTTCTTTCGGCTTCGTTCTTTTGTTTAACCTATTTAATTCTTTAACTACTGGTCGTAATGATTCTAATTCCACGTAATCTTTAAGATTATCTCCACCAATAGCATTAAGGATTGTACCGATAGCAATCGCATTTTCAAGTTTAGTTAATTGCATTGCTCATTATCCTTTTCAATTAAATGTCCAAGACCTTCTAATGCTTCTTCACCATTTACGTATATCGTTACATTTTTCAAAATAGAAATTACATCATCTAATGATTGGATTTTATTCGGATCAATCTTATATCGCTTTAAAGGTTTAAATGTCATTATTTTACCTTCCATCCTTCATCCTCCTCCAAAATAAAAAGCACCCGAATGGATGCTTTTCTCTAAATTATTCATTTATATTTCAATCGTGGTACGTGAAGTTTTATTCTTTTTCCAATCACCTAATGTTGTTACATTCATCTGCGCCAACCTTATTAAGTAACTGGAAGAAGAGCAAAAGCCCTTCTTCGCTTGAATAACATAAATTGCAGTTGAATATGAAATAAAGAAACAACTATTCATCCAATCTGCAACCATCGCCACCGGTCATGACGATCCATTTTCATTATCAGGAATTTTGTGAGAAATGTTTTCCGCCACTTCTCACAATACAAATATATCATGTTAAAAAACAAAACGTGTCCGTAAATAGTTCGCGAATAGTTCACGAATAGTTCGCGTTTTTTATTTCTGCATTTTACGCATCGTTTTTCAGCCTCTTTTCGTATAGTTTTGAATAAATATGCTCTTTAATCCTTGAGAATGAATTAGCTATAAACTAGATTGTGTTAAATTCACCTATCCCGTTTAACCTTAGATATATCAATCTCTTTCGCATTTTATAAAAATGAATTTGACACTTTCAGTTTAAAGCTAATTCAATAAGTGATAAAAAAATAAAGGAATTATATTCTGAACTTCCTTTGATAATCATTTAACGTATCTTGTTCCATTCCGATGTACCGTAATGTTTCTTTCTGATCCGTGTGATTTAGCATCTTTTGCAAAGCAACTACATCTTTAAATTGTTTGTAATGATGATATCCATATGTTTTTCTAAGTGAATGAGTCCCAATACGTTCTAATCCAAACTCTTCTGCCGCTTGATTTAATATTACATAAGCCATTGCACGAGTAATTGGTTTATTCTTTCCATTCCTACTCTTAATCAGATATTCAGTCTTCGGTTTTCCTTCTGTATAATTCCTAATTGCCCTCTTCAGTTCCGAAGGCATCTTCACATCTTTAATCTTCCTTGTTTTCTTTTCACGTATTACAATATTCCATCCCTCAACATCACGAACGCGTAAACGTAATATATCCGATATTCTGAACCCTGTATTAATACCAAGAAGAAACAGAATGTAATTCCTCTCATTCTGCTTCTTATAGAATTCTTTTATTTCTTGTATTATTTCTTTATCTCGAATTGGTTGTACAATGTTCATGCTGTTTCTACCTCTCCGTTTTGCGTACTTTGCTTAAACACTTCTTTTCGTAAACTAAAGGCCAAACGTAATAGAGCTTTCCCTTTCACTTTGTAATATGTAGTTCTACCTAATTTAACTTCATCCATTATGTCTGGATCGTACCCTTTATACTCTTCCATATAATACATATATATAATTTTTCTTTCTCTCTTTGGTAATCTATTAACTGCCCTATGAATCCATTTCATGAACCTTTCTCTAGCTTCTTCAAATTGAATTCTCTCAATAGCAATATTTTCTGTAGAGCTATTAAATTCATTCGTTACACATGGAGGAACAATTGAATACGATGGTGTTACTTTAGGAAGTAAATCACTCGGTAACATCGCTAAATATCGTCTGTACTCTTCAAATACTTCTTCTACTGAATCCTTTGTCTTTTCCTCATCAATAACAGGCATTTGAAATTCTAATTGTTTATTCACATTAATTCCTCCAATTTTTTATTTTTGTCTAAAAGCACCGCCATGACCACGCTCATATCTTGGTCTACGAATGCCCATTAATTCCTCTATATCTCGAACACTTAATTTTTCTTTCTTACGCTGCCTATTCTGTTCCTTTTGCTGCTGATTACGAATCTTTTTCATTCCCATCACCTCTAAGCAAAATAAAAAAAGCGGACACCAAACTACAGAGCAATATCACTAATGCTCTTTGTAGTTCAGTGTCCGCTGGTTCTTCCAGTAGGACTAAATGTTTAATTGCTATTATTATATCATTTTCTTGCATTTTTTTAACTTTTTAAAGGATTTTACTTAATAATTTCTAAATCTTCTTTTTCTCCACTTGTGGCGAAAAATTATCATTTTATCGCCAAAGGATTATTTTGTTTAGTTTTTGATCAGTTCAGGATTTTCATAGATATTCCCTACAACCTCTACATCGTCGTAATAATTACCATCTTTATCTTTCACCCCATGCAATCTCCACATCTCTCCATGTTGAAACGCTGGATATAAAATGAAACAAGGCGAACCATCTTGTCTCCAACGAACCTCGAATGTACCGTATGAACCAGTAGACCAAGCTTTTACAATGTCACCCTCATAGATATCAGTGCCGTTTTTATCTTTTAATCCTGTGTATTGAGTTACTTCGTATTCTGGATTATCAATAAATTCACCGATGTGGTAGTCTCTGATAAGGTCTCCTTCGTGAAAATGCTTATATACTTTATCCCATGCACGAAACTTAATTTCTTTCATTTCCCTCTTCCTCCCCTGAATAAAACTCAATATTCCGTCAATACTGTAGATGGAGGAATTTTTATATACCCATTAATTCCTCCCTTTCTTTAAGGGTTGGACAGTTAGTTTTCGCTAACTGTCCTTTATTCATTTGAATAATTAGCACAACTTTGTGCATACTATCTATAAGCTGCTTTCTTAACAGTGTTGGCAGCCCGGAATCTTTTGTCAAAAGGAGCAGTTAGCTTTTGCTAGCTGCTCTTTTATTTCGTATTATTCCAGCCTTGTTCTGTTAATTCCCACCCTTGATTACGCAATTCTAAAGCATCTGACTCTCTTCTTTGTGAAGCTCTTTTAATTGCTCTCTGTAAGCATTGAATTTCTTTTTGTTTGTATTCCAATTGGAGTTCAAACAATTCAATGTTTTTATCTTCATTTGTCACATATCTTTTATAAGCTTCAATTCTTTCTTCAGGCCACTTTTCCATATCCATTCCCCTTTTCAACAAAATGAAATTTTTGTTTAGTTTTCTAATCCGACTACAACGCATGGAGTATCATCAGACCAAATCGTT